ACAATGAAAAGCATAGAAGACCACATCCAAAAGGATAAAGACATTCTTGCAAATCCAAATACATCTGAGCCAATGAAAAGGCACACATTAGAGGAGTTGCATGATTTAGAGGTTTATGTTGACCATCATCATGAGGAAATAGAGGCAGGAGATCATCATGATCCTAATGTCTTAGAATTATTCTGTGAGATGCATCCAGATGAACCAGAATGTCTAGTATACGATGACTGAATTTTTAAGAGAAATAACCAATGATAAGTTGGTTCCAAAGGTGAGAAAAGAATCCAAACATAATGACTTATATGAGTCTGAAGAGACTGATGATGAGTTATTTTCTGATGAAAATGCATAATACAAATTTACTGTAATAAATAAACCTAGATTATAGTAAATGCGTGCCTGTACAGAGAATCAGTAAGGGTTTCTTGGATCTAAGTGCTAGTTTCCAAGAGAACCCACTCACTAATGATCTCATAGCTCTCAAGAATGAGAATGCTATAGCACGCTCAGTTCGCAATCTAGTATTAACTATACAAGGAGAGAGACCCTTTCAACCAGTTCTTGGTACAGGGGTCTCTAAACTTTTGTTTGAAAATATGGATAAGTTGACTGCATCTGCTATTCGTTCAGAAATTAGATCTACAATTGAAAACTTTGAACCTAGAGTAGAGATTAATGAAATACTAGTTGAACCAGACTTTGAGGGCAATGCTTTCAATGTTACTTTGCAATACTTCATTATTGGTATAGATGTACCAGAACAAGAACTCACCTTTGCATTAGAACCCTCTAGATAAATGCCTTTAGTTAATTTTAGCAACGTAGATTTTGATGAGATCAAAGAATCCATTAAGGATTACTTGAGAGCTAACTCCAACTTTACTGATTATGACTTTGAAGGATCTAATCTATCTGCAATCATAGACACACTAGCATATAATACATATATCTCTTCATATAATGCTAATATGATAACCAATGAGGTTTTCATTGATAGTGCCACTCTCAGAGAGAATGTAGTATCTTTAGCACGCAATATTGGTTATGTACCTAGATCTAGAAAAGCAGCAGTAGCAGATATATCCTTTAGTGTAAATGCATCAAACACCACTGCAGTTACAGTAACCCTTAAAGCAGGTATTGTTTTAACTACAGCAAACCAATTTGGTGGAAATAGTTATACTTTTGCTATTCCTGAGGACATTACTGTACCTGTGACATCAACTGGTGTAGCATTTTTTACAAATATCAAAGTTTATGAAGGAACTTATGTAACTCAGACCTTTACAGCAAGTTCTAGAAACCCAAATCAAAGATATATTCTTCCAAATGCAGGAATTGATACAGATTTAATCAGAGTAATAGTAAAAGATAATGAAGCATCCTCTGTAAGAGACAAATATTCTAAATTTAGTAGTTTATTTGGTGTTGATTCCCAAACAATGCTCTATTTTTTACAAGAAATAGAGAATGAAAGGTATGAAATCATGTTTGGTGATGGTGTTTTTGGTAAAAAGATAGAGGAACCTAACTTTGTAGAGGTAAGTTACATAGTTTCTAATGGCACAGAAGCAAATGGACTCAATAATTTCACTTATTCTGGTAGAATGGTGGGTAATGATGGTCAATCTATCACTAGTGGGGTGTCTTTAGTCTTTACAAACAGTCCATCTTCAGGTGGAAGTGCTATAGAAAGCATAGAATCCATCAAAAAGTATGCTCCACAGATATATGCATCACAAAATAGAGCAGTTACAGCATCAGATTTTGAAGCATTAGTACCTAGAATCTATGCAGAGGCAGAATCTGTGTCTGCGTATGGTGGAGAAGAGTTAGTTCCACCTGCTTATGGTAAAGTTTTCATCAGTGTGAAACCATTTAATGGTGTTTTTCTATCCAGAGCAATCAAAGAGAACCTTAATAGAGAGTTAAGGAAGTTTTCATGTGCAGGAATTGTTACAGAAATACTAGATTTGAAGTATTTGTTTGTAGAAACTGAATCAACTGTATATTACGATACAAGTAGAGCATCATCTCCTGATGGTGTAAAGAATATTGTGTTAGATAATATAGTAAAATATGCAAATTCTTCTCAATTAAATAAATTTGGTGCTAGATTTAAGTATAGTAAGTTCTTAGGAGTTATTGATAACAGTGAAGCTGCCATTACATCTAACATAACCACCATTTTTATGAGAAGAGACATGGAACCTGTCTTAAATACCTTTGGTGAATATGAAATTTGCTTTGGAAATCAGTTT